CGTGGCAGTGGATGCCGAGGTGGAGGCGCTGGTAGCCGAAGAGGCAGCAGCAGTTTGGGAAGCTTCAGCCGCAGCCTGGGCCGCAAGAGCGGCATCTCTGGCGTCTTCAGCATCACCAACAAGGTCGGCAATGGTCTGTTGCGTTGTGGCGCTCGTACCGGACTCGGAATAGAAACTGCTCTTCGCCATTAATAGTTCTCCTCCGGATATTCGTAGGCGCTGCTGATTACAGCACCACCGGAGAGCTCGTCCTCGTCAGCTTGGTTCTGGAGCTCGGCAATGATCTGCTGGTAGCGATTTTCGAAGCGCGTCAGACGCTCGTCGAGATACTTGTCCGCGGCATACACAAGCCCGCCATAAATGAAGAGGTCGGGAGCAATGATGCTCAGAGCGGTGTCGTCGTTATCGTCCGTGAAGCTGTTGAACTCAGCGTAGTACAGAAGCTTGATAGTGGTGCCCGAGGACGGTGTCGGGTTGAGAAGAAGTTGGCTGCGGTTCCGCGTCCACCACAGCGGGGTATCTGTTGACCTTGCTTTCGCAAGATAGTCCTTCAGGGAGATACGGGTCAGGACGCGGTCATACGTTCCATCCTGAATGTAGAGATTGATGATACGGAGGGCGTCATCGGGAATATCGATACCCTCGAAGTCATCGCCGACTGCCACGCTGGTGAGTGACTCCTGCGGAGGCAGTTTGAGCATACGCTGAGAGCGTGCCATCCCCTGCTCGAGGAAGTCGTCTGCCATTGCGTCGGTGCAGTCGGATCGGTTCAGGATGGTGAGAAAGGTTGTGCGGATCTCACCATATGTCATGGACTAGATTCTCTTGTTGGTTGCCAGAAAGCCGTCGAGGCCTTCCGCCTTCAGCCGCTTCACGATCTGAGCGGCAGTGATGTTCTTGTCCTTCAAGATGTCGAAGCCCTCGCGCATCCATTTCTCAATGATGGCGACAGGGATCGAAGCGACCTTGTGGAAGTTGCCGGCAGGGGCCTTCGACGCGAAACGCGCGTCCTTAAGGTCGTCCATGAAGGCGTCGGTGATGATCTGCTGCTTCTTGATGTGCAGACCACCAACGCTTTCGCCCATCTGCCACTCCACATCGTGGAGGACGATATCGGATGGTTTCATTAGTTTGTGAGCTCTGTGACGTGGAGATTGCCACCAGCCGAAGCTTGAACAGCCGAGACCTTCTCGCCGGGTGCGATATTAAACACCTCAGGCCAGTTGGCCGGCAGGTACGGGTCGGACGTTGTGGCAGTAGGGTTTGCGCCAATCTTGACGTGACCCGCTGACGTCAGAACAACTCTCACCCTTCTGGTGACGGAGCTAACCGCCGCTGAAGTACCCGCAGTGGCGGTGAACGCGACCACCTGATGGCGGCCGAGTCTGCCTGTGCTTTCCATGAGTTCCTCTCGAACGAAAAAAGGGAGAGGAGACGCGAGTCTCCCCTCCGGATGTGCCTGCCTACAGGCTTATGGATTACGTCAGGTTCTCGATGGTGCCGCTCGCCTTGAAGTTACGATGCTTCAAGGAGAACTCGCCAACCAGCATGTGCATCTCGTTGTCACCAGTGACAGCGAGCATCGTGCGGGTCCAGGGACGCAGCACGGCCTTCTTCCACATCTCCGGATCGTACATCAGTGCGAAGCCGGTGTTGAGGAAGCGGTTCAGCACAACGCGGAGCTCGCCAAACGGAGAGACATAAACCTCAACCGCATTGACCAGCTTCTTGTTGTTGCCGAAGTCGCGAATGCGCTGGCTGGTGACAGCAGCGAAGTCAGCGACCAACAGCGAGTCGGCCGGCTTGATCATGAGGATCGAGGGATCCGAACCGTTGGTGTAGAGGTTCTTGTGCAGCGTGAGCACATTGTCCTCAGTCAGCGGGCCAGCGACGTTCGCAGTCGTGGTCGTGCCGTCAGCGTCAGTGATGACCTGGGCGCTCGAGTCGATCATGAACAGTGCCGAGGCAAACTCGCGAGCCGTGGTGGCGTCGCCGAGCACCTTGTCGTTGTCGATGCCGACCATCGCGTACTCGAGGTCTCTCTTGAGCTCCTCGCCGGCCTTCGAGATCTGGTAGGCAGTCTCGCGTGCGCGGCCGTAGGTCTTCACAGCATCCGCAGTCTTGGAGACCTTGATGGTCTTCTGCAAGATTTGCGTATAGTTGCTGCGCATCGTGGTTGCAGTCAGAGTCGCCTCTGATGCGGTGAAGCCTTCCAGCTGCGCGTTGTTCGCAGCGTCGGCGAGGCTATCCTCCTGCCACTCGAAGAGGCGGGCGCTAACCTTCTCAGAACCAATCGAGCTCTGGAAGGGGGTCTTGGTCGGGGAGATATTGCTGATCACGTCATCGACGTCTTCAGCAAGACCAACCTGATCGTAGGAAGTCCAGACAGCCATTTGTATTCTTTCCTTTTATGAGGCTGTTTGATGATGGGTGGTTATTCGCTGACACCCCACTTGGCGAGAAACGCTTCAGTGGCAGCGTCACGGCTTCCGGTAGCTTTGAGCTTATCCAGTGCCTTGTTGTCCTTGGCCACGAACCGACCACTTGCGTCGGTGGGCTGGCGGGACTTCATCACCTTCTTGACCGGCTTGGCTTTCTTCTCGGCCGTAACTTTCTTTGCACGGTCGTATCGCTGTGCTGCGTGAATCAGCTTGATCAGCGCGGGGTCGGTGATGGCACGGAACAGATCCGCAGAGAGGCCTTGAGAGACCGCGAACTTCTCGAGGTCTTGATACACCTGCTCATTGAAACCCTTGATACCCGTCTCCGGGTGCTGCAGTGCTTCAACAGCGGTTTTGGCCCTCTCCAGATAGTCCGCATGGGCTCTTTCCTGGGAAGCCTTGGTGACGTTGTCGAGCTCCTGTGTGAGGAACTTGTAGTCCTCGAAGGACTTCAGTGCGTCCTCACGCACAGCTTTGAACTCTTCTTCCGTCAGCTGCTTCGAGAGCAGAAGCATGTCGGCGTTCGCATACGGCTTGTACTTCTCTGCGGCCCTTTCTACGAGGGTCTTCAGAGCAGCTTCATGCCGCGAGTGAACCGTGTCGAGTGCTTTGCGCCTCTCAGCGACTTCTTGAGACTTTCTTGTGAGGGCTGCTTCCTGGCCGTACAGCCGCTTCAGATCCTTGACGGTTGCAGTGACTTCCTTGCCGTCTACCACAATCTTCACCTTGGCTTCATCGCCAGCGATGGTCTCTGTGGACTCGGTATCGGAATCGTCTTCCTGTTCCTCTTGGTCTGAAGAGTCTTCGTCCTCGACGAGCTCCTCATCATCATCGGTGTCCTGAGGAGTAGTCTCTTTCTTCTCAGGAACCTTAGCCCCTTCTCCAGTGTCGTCGGATGGCTGCTTGGTCTCAGCGTCCGGTTTCTTCCACTTGGAAAGGAAAGCGTCAACGGCACCGTCTCTCGTGAGAGCGGTGTCGGTATTCTGTTCTGTTGCGACGTCCTCGCGGATGGTCTCTTCTGACATTATTCGAAGTTATCCAGTTGTTGGTGCTGTAGGAGCTCGTCCTGTTTGACTTCTGCTTCGATCTGCGCGCGTGCGACGGACGATGCCTTCAGCAAGTGTTCGATATCTTTCAGGGCGGCCAACATGTAGTAGAGCATCTCACGCTTTTTGACTTCGTGAGGATCTGTGTCGACCATGGCCGTGGTGATGGTGCTGCGGAGCTTTGTGAAAACATCCGCAAAGAAAGGAGAAGCGAGAAGAGCATCCGCTTGGATGCCCTCCTCGACGAGTTTCTTCTCGAGTTCAGACAGGTCTCGCATTACGAGTTGGGACTCACAACATTGGTCTGCTTCGTCTCAGCCGGCGGCTGCGCCTCGATGATATCGAGCTCGCGATGTGCCACTTCGGCTTTCGTCTTGCTGTCGAAGTCCTTGCGCTCCTGCTCACGCTGCGCGACCATGAGGTCGAGCATCTCTTGCATACGAGCGAGGCTGTGGTTCAGCTGATCCATCTGCGCCTTGTTCTGTGCTGTCATCTCGGCGATGTTCAGCTTGCGGTCCTCGAGTTCGAGAGCTTTCTTCTCAAGCTCTATCTTCGGATCCGGCGGGGGCGGTTGGACCTCTTCGGGCTTCAACAGATAGTCGTCGACGTTCTTGCAGCCTTTCTGGTTGAGATACTTCACGATGAGGTTCCGACGCTTCTGCAGGTCGTACATCGGCAGGACTGTTGGATCCTGAGAGAAGAGCGTATGGAGACCCAAGGTCTCGTTCGCTTCTTTCTCTTGTTCTCCGTAGCCGAGCTTCAATGCGACTCGAGCGTCCGTCCTTTCGGCCCACTTTGAGGGGTCCATCGGGACGTACTTGCCGGCGACCTCGACAATCTTGGACTTCTTCTCATGCATCAGCACGAGACGATAGACCTCGAGGTAGAGTGGCACGATGAATCGATTGGCGAAGTTCCGCGCAATGATTTTCTGACGCACCATGGACAGCGAGACGAGGTTCTCGATCATCGCTGCGGAGTTCTGTTTACTGACCGCGTCCTTGTTGAGGCCTTGGGACAGCTTCGAGACACCAGTGGCGTCCTCTTTGTCCTCGTCCAGCAACTGAATGGTCTGGAAGACAAACGGGTTCAGAGGAGCTTGCTGCTCGGGGGCAATAGCATCAGGACGGGTCACATTGACGAGACCGCCGATCCTGTTGTCCAACATCTCACGCGGGTTGACGAGGCCACCTTTGACCACAATCGTTCTGGGGTTATTCGTTCTGACCGTGTGGTCCAAGATGCCGCGCATGAGCACGGTCCTGGCATTCTGAATCGGGATGCAAAGCTTGGCGTAGTTCTGACCGAAGAACGCATGCGGAATGGGCAGGGGCACGAACGGAATGAACGGTACCTTGTCCACTTGCTCCATGTCGAGGATGGTCTTGTCGGCCTTGATGACCTTCCACAGCTTCGGCTTGCCGGTCTTGTCGACGTCAAGCTGGATGTAGCATTCATGGACGGTGATAGGCCGTGCGTTCTCGGCGTATTCGACTTCTGAGGACGAGCGATCAAAGGACAGCTGGTTGAGACGCGCTTGCTTCTCGGTGTCCCACTGCCACGTGTCGTCCTTCTTGAGCTTCTTCACAATCTTCGGATCGAAGCCCTCTGCGATGAGCTCGCCTTGGGTCTTCTGAGCCCGATGAGCCGAGAAGAGAGCCTGGGGGATATCGATGGCCCGCGGGGAGATGAGAAACTCCTCCGGAGCGATGACCTCGATACGGACTTGGCTCTTGTCGATCTTCCGAATGATGGTCGCTTTCGCGGTCTGTGTCTCGGGATCAATCTCGAGGTCGGTGAGTTCGACGTTGTCGTCGGAGAGGATGACTACGAGGTCGTCTTCGCTTTCGACATCGACCTCTTCCTCTGACTCCTCAATGATGGATTCCCAATAGACCTTCGCTACACCCACACGGGCGAGAAGGCCGTCTTGGATGACGTCCGAGAAAATGCCGTAGCCATCGTTCTGCTGAAAGACAACGTAGTCGGTATAGGCACTCGCTTGCTTCGCGAGCTCGACGTCCTCTGCGCCGTTCGGGGTGAACTCTACGATGTTCTGACCCGCCGAGAAGACCTCGAGGATCTGAGCCTTGGCAGACTCAACCGTATCGTAGACGTCCATAGACACGTACTTGCTGTTGCCGGCGTGGTTGGGCAACGGCAGTGCGCCGTGATAGTACTTGAGGACGTTTTCGCGTTCTTGGGAAAGCTTCGTGTCGAAGTAGCCCACGCCTGTCGCAATGTTATCCTCGAGCGCCTTGAGGATTTCCTCCTCAGACATTCTTCTTGCCATGGGCTGACCTTGTTCTTTTTTTTAGATGGCTTCGACGTAGAAATCGTCGGTGGATTCCACGGGTTTGAATGTCCCCTCGCAGATGTGGTTCGCGAGGGCCAGGGCGATGACGCTGTCGTCAAAGCATCCGTTCTCTGCCTTCATCTCCCCATTCTCATGGATGATGAATGTCTGCATCTCACCGAGCGTGACTTTGTCGTTGATCTCGATCTCGCCTTCACGCTGTCTGGCGCGGAGTTGATCGATGATGAGAGGCTTCGACTTCACAGTGGTCCTGAACCCAAACGTGGTGGACTCTTTCTCTGTGATTTTGTCGATCTCAGTCGTGTAGTAGAGGTTCGGGTAGTTGTAGTCCTTGCTGAGACGACTGTTCGGTAGGAGACCGTGGTTGTTTAACTCCACGACCAACTGAGCGTCGTTGTAGAACTTCGCGAGGAAGTAGAGCACCGCGGTGAATTGGTC